ATGTCGAAAGGTATTTACCGAACAATTTCCTGCAGTATCTGAAGCCCTTGAATGGGTCTAAATAATCCTACACAAGTAAAAATACTTATGCCTACATATCCAGTAATACATAAAGAGACGAAGGAGAAGAAAGAACTCTCCATGACAATGACTGCTTATGAACAATGGAAAAAAGATAATCCAGAATGGGATAGAGATTGGTCTGAAGGTTGTGCCAGTCAATCAAGAGAGTTTAGATGGACAGGAGAAGCAAAATCTAGTGGTTGGAATGAAGTGCTAGACAGAGCATCAAAACAACCAGGTTCAACTGTTCGTAAACATAGGGATTATTCATTCTAATGCCAGCTAAAAAAAGAAACGGAAACGGAAACTCTTCGGGGATTGGTAGCATGAGTGCTAAACAACTAAAAAGAAAAAAACCAATTAATACTGATAAGATGGTTGAAATTCAACCATTAACTAAAAATCAGGAAAAGTTTTTTGATGCATATGAAAAGGGTAAGAATATATTTGCATATGGATGTGCAGGTACAGGTAAGACTTTCGTAGCATTATATCTTGCTCTTCGAGATGTATTGAATGAAATTACTCCATATGAAAAGGTATATGTGGTTCGTTCTCTCGTATCTACAAGAGAGATTGGATTCTTACCAGGTGACCATGAAGACAAGTCATTCTTATATCAGATTCCATACAAGAACATGGTTAAGTACATGTTTGAAATGCCATCTGATCAAGACTTTGAAATGTTATACGGTGCATTGAAAACTCAAGAGACCGTTGGATTCTGGTCTACCTCATTCATTCGTGGAACTACTATGGATAATTGCATTATATTAGTAGATGAAATGCAAAACTTGAATTTTCATGAATTAGATAGTATAATAACAAGAGTTGGTGAAAACTGTAAGATCATTTTCTGTGGTGATGCTGCACAAACTGATCTTGTAAAGACCAACGAAAGGAACGGAATCTTAGATTTCAAAAAAGTTATTCTATCAATGACTAATGATTTTGAATCTATTGAATTCGATATAGATGATATAGTTCGTTCTGGACTTGTCAGAAATTATCTCCTTACAAAAATTGCTTTAGGTATGTAATGTTTAAACACTTAGATTATTTGAAAGGTGAAGTTGATTTACAAGCAACAAGCATTGAGGGAACTCGTTTTTACAAAGTTCCATCTGGGGAGTTATATCCTTCTATCACATCAGTTACAAGTTTCTACAATCGTGAAGTATTTTATGAATGGAGAAAAAGAGTTGGTGATGAAAAGGCAAACAAGATAACTAGGGAATCTACTTTTAGAGGAACTAAGTATCATGATTTAGTTGAACACTACTTAAAGAATGAAGACATTAACAAATTGGATAATGTTCTTCCGTCCACTAAGTTCTTATTCTTACAATCTAAGGAACTTCTTGATCGTATAGATAACATACATGCTTTAGAGAAATCTTTATATAGCGATTACTTTGGTCTTGCAGGCCGAGTTGATTGTATAGCAGAGTATGATGGAGAACTTGCGGTAATAGACTTTAAGACTTCAGCAAAAATAAAACCCGAAAAATGGATCGAGAACTATTATGTTCAAGAGACAGCATACGCATGTATGTACTTTGAAATGACTGGTATTCCAGTCAAAAAATTAATCACTATAATGGTAGCTGAAAATGGAGAATGCAAAGTCTATGAAAAACGAGACAAGGGTGAGTATATTAAACTTCTTACCAAATACATTAAAAAATTTGTCGAATACAAAACAAGAGACTATGACAACTAAAGTTGATGATATCATGAAGGAGAAGTTCCTTTGTCAATCACGATTTGCAGAAGAGGTAGAAAAAATAGCTAAAGTGAATAACTTTAATTATATTGATGCCATCGTTACCTTTTGCGAAGAGAATAAGATAGAGTTAGATGCTGTATCTAAATTAATTTCCAAGCCTTTAAAAGAGAAATTAAAATATGATGCACAACAACTTAACTTCATGAAGAAAACATCCAGAGCAAAATTACCTTTATAATGCCTTCAACTTCTGAATTAATGCATCATCGTCTTCAAGCGATGTTGCGTGAGCATAATTGGTCTGATCTAGAATACTTAGGGGTAAGACCTGATAGTATTGGCATGGATCAACATTGGTATCGCATAGGGGAAGCAGAAGTTCCTGTCGATGCAATAACAGAATTAGATAGTGTGGAAGAAGTTGACTCCGATTGAAGTATACAAAACTTATCTGGCATTTAAAAACCACTTTACAAAAGAGAAGTATGATTACTTCAAGTATCGTGGTCGTTCCAGAGCATCTGCTGCGTCTTTTAATAAAAGGAAAGATAGATACTTCTTTGAAAGAATGTCAAGAAAGAAAACAGAACAAGAAATACAAAACTTTTTTCTTGCAAACTTTACTCAGACCTTTGATCCCCAAGGTGTATGGATTGGATTGATTATTGATAGTGGGGAGAAGAAATATTCAGAGTGGGTAGAGCATATAAAAAATTTATTTGAAACATTTAAAGTAAATGCAGATAGAATTTTAGAGGAGTATGATATTGAAGATTTATTTTCATGTAAGAAAGGACACTCACCAATACTCAAAGAGTATCTTTCAAGTAGTATATCAATTGAAGAGATGATTATCTATGAAAATATCTTTTCTTATGTCAAAGAACATGATAATAAATTGATTGACCCAGTGTGGGAATCCGTCAGTTTAAAAATAAAGAAGTATGTTCCATTTCTAAATATCAATATGGTACAATATAAAAAACATTTAATTGAAAAAGTAAAAGGGAGAGATTAATGACTGAATTTTTTAAATCAGCACAGGTTAGAGCAGCACTTGCAGAACTTGCTGAGATACAAGATGATCTAGCACATACTATGGCAAATCCTAGATTACTTAGTGAAGATGAAAAAAAGGATTACGTAAGAAAGTTAAAGTTATTTCTAGAGAAGCAAAAAATATTCTTCTTTCGTGTTTCATTATCAGATGATCCAGAGGCTATGCAAGTAAAAGAACACATTCTAGATACAGCACAGATGTTTGGATTCAATGAAATGACAGGTATGGACAAGTTTTTTCAGCAATTAGATGAGACAATAAAGAAGGTAGAGAAAGATTTAGATGAAGGAGTTAATCTTTAAATAAATAATAAAAAAATATAGAATTGAGCATCTCAACTATTGCTAATGAGCGTAGATTTTAATCGTATAAAGAAATATTCTAAAACATCAAATAACTTTGATGAAAAACTTGAGTACTTAAATAAAGAACTCAAGAAGACTGGTATTCGTGAGGCAATGGTCACTGCTAAAATGTACCAAATGCCTAAAGAGGTACAAAATCAAGATTATATCAACTTTAATGGTCTGAGTCATGGTGGATATGCACTTGGACTATCAGGAGCAGATGCTAATAGTTTAGGTGGTGCAATTATTGGAACTAATTCATCTGGAGTGGAAGGTGTAGCTTTATCACCACCTCATCCTGTTACTGGATTAAGGAGATTCGCAAGTCATGTAACGGATGGAATCGGTTCAAATACCCCTTTAAGACCAGGTGTAACAATAGCGAGAGGTTTTGGTGATAATCCAACTTATATTACAATGGGGAGTGCAGTTTGGTTTTTTCATCCACCCACAGATATGTGGTTAAATTTTGAATACTTTAATGGTGGTTTGGGTTTTTGGGACACTAATTTTTTAGGGTTCTTTTTCCATAACACTAATTTAGATGACTATGAATTAGGTGGTGTTAATATAGGAACACAAATTAAGGATAAACTAGCAGGTATTAATTTTGGTGCTAATGGTGAAATCGGTGCTCCACAAACCACTGTTTTAACTCAAAATAAATTAGGTGATCCTGGTTTTTTACCAATTAATATTGATGGTTTATCGACACAAGGATTTAATTATTTAAAAGGGAAAGCAGGTATGGATGTTTCATCATCTTATTACTCTCCAGAAGATAAAAGGAATGTTATAAACTATTACAAGAAGAAGCAAGCAGATCCAAACTATCAACCTAAACCTTATGAAAGAGAATCTTTGATGAGACAGATGAGGGCACAGGGTGATGGGACACAGATCGCATCTACAGATCCTTCAGCAGCATTTTCATCAGCACCTCCAGATGCTTTTGAACCAGAAACAGTTGAAACAGAGTTAACATCTGCTGATATTCCTGATGAATTTAAAATAGGTAGTAATACCAATACTACTGATGAATCAAAACCAACAGAAGAAGGAAAAAAAGTTAAGTTAACAAAATGGATATCTAGAACAGACTACATGAGTAAGTATCCAAATACAAGTGTGGTGGACTATTTGAGTTCTCTACCTTATGGAGCAACTGATTTTATGACACCTAATCCTGATTTTCCTGGTGCATGGGATTTAAATACGAAAGGTTATGAAAATTATTTTTTAAATGGTGACTTAAGTGCATTAGGAAATAGGGAGGGAACACCTAAACCAAGACACTCTGCAGCAACACCAGAACCAGAGAAGGAAGGTAAAACAAAAGAAGAAATAATTGCTGATTTAGATAAGACCATAGAGAAATATTCAACTATGGAAAAAGAAGCTTATGCTGAAATGAGGAGAATTACACTTGAACTTGGTATGGATTTTGTCAGTTTGATTGGTGGTTTATTTACTGGTGGAACTACTGCTGCACCTGTTATGGGTAAACTTGGAATGAAACTTGTAAAGAAATATGGTAAGACTGTTGCAGGAAAAATGTTAAGAAAACTTCTTAAGAAGTTTAAAAATAAAAAAAATGATAAGATGTTAGATGATATAGCTGATGCTGCTGAAAAGGGTGGA